ACATCACTCGTTTCCTAGGATCGCCATCAGCGATACATGATGCAAGCGTCAGAGCTTCTTTATAGTTCTTTGTGTGGAACATGACCGGAAAGACGACTTCATCTTCCTCGGTTTCCAGACACATTCCAACAAAGTACATACCGTTTTCTTCTACCATGAACTTATTTATTCTTGGCAGATTCTTCCTTCTTCCTACGTTTACGATCACCAAGCCAGAAGAGGCCGATAAACGGGCCGGCTACAATTGCTAGTGTAAAAACAACCGGCCACATTACGGACAACACCAATATAAGCCAAAAAATTCCAATCTTGTCGTCAACGTTAATAGTTGATACTCCGAGTTTGTAGATGCCAAACGCAAGGAGTGAAAATGCAATAATCAAATACCAAGCCATATTAAACTTCCTTCTTATTAAAACGTTGACCTAGCTTGTAGATAGCATAACAAGGCAATACAAAGATCCAAAATGCAGAGATGATTACCGTAGTGACTACGTACATGACTACTTTATCGGTATTGATCTCATCTTCTTTGCGAAATGTGTGTCCTGGTCCGTATGTGAAGTCGGTCTGAGCCGCCTTATATACACGATATGCCAGAACAGCAAATGCAACAAACAAATAAAACATAATTAAGTCCTCACTTTACTGTAACGAATGTTGTCATAACCAGCATATCCGACAGCCCAATTGCTGCGTTGCTGTTCCTTGAACGCAATCTGATTGGCGTTCTCTTTGTAATACGCACGAGCCTTAGTGCTCACGTCGTAGTCATCCTCAGCCATGATCTCAAAAGATTCTGAGAACGAGCGTCTCTCAAATGTAACCTTGTATGGCTTGAGCTTCTTCTGCTTCTTGACAAAGGCTTTTACTTCATCCTTAGCATTGGGTTTATTAATTAGACCGTCAAACGTTTTCTGATCAACGGCGGCTAGCGGTCCCCAGGATTCTGGGGACCGATTCTTAACATTAAGCAGCATCAGCAAACTCCACCGCAGACTCAAGTGCACGAGTCTTGAGACCCTTGTTATAACCGTACCAGGCAGACTGGAGGCGGTTGTCAGCCGAACGACCGATGACGTGGTCGGTCATGAAGGTGACGGCGTTGAATGCCTGCCACCATGTACCTTCGGCATACTCAGCACCAGGCTGTTGGTCGATGATGTTCAGAGCGATCTCAGCGTTCTTGCTGATCTCTTTCTTGGCACCAGTCACAGGGAAGACACGCTTGAAGTAGTCAACGATGTTCTCGTCGTTGTAACGCTTCGAACCGAGATAAGCAGCCATTTCCTTGTAGGACTGGAGCTTTTCCTTGGCGATGCCAAGAGTTTCCTTGACAGCGTCACCGTTGAACTCGTTGCGGTGTGAAACCTTGACAACCTGGCTGGAGTTCTGCGAGAGCGACAGAGTCAGGGTGTTGTTGCAGACCACACGAATCGGTGTGAAGCGAACATCGATCGACGAACCATACTTATGAGGGTTGGTGAAGAGCATGTAGGAATCGACCTGGTCGCCCTTGAACAACTCGAAGGAGTCCTTGATCTTGGCCAACGCCCAGACGATCTGACCGTCACGGAGCGAACCAGCGGTATGCATCTCCATCTCACCAGCAGCGATGAAGTCGTTGAAGAACTCGAAAGCATCTGCGTTCTGGTTAGGAATCCAGTCATTCGTGATGACGTCAAGGACGCGGTTGTCACGGTCACGGACCAGAGCCGAACGACCGATATCGACTTGCTTGCCAGCGATATCGGCGAATGCAGGAACCGGAGTAACCTTCCAGTCAAGGTTTGCAGCCTTAAGCATCTGCTCAGGAGTCAGGTCATTCGAGACCTTCGTACCGAGACCGTGCCAGGGAAGATCGCCTGCCCAAGCCATCGAAGCCTGACCGTCGATCATTTCAATCATATGTGCCATAATATATATTCCTTTTCAGTTAGCTTATTATTCAATCTATACTACTTTTGATAATTTGTACACAACTATTTTCAAAATTATGCAATTTCCATCGACTCAGCAAGGATGTCTGCATAAGCACGCTTAGCTTCACGATACAATTGACGGTTCGAACATTCACTGAAATCGAAACCATCACATTCCAATGCATACTGAATCAGCGCAGCATCTCCGAGCGAGACATTGAGGTTAGCAGCGATATCACGAGTAACTTTGTTCATAACAATCTCCTTAGCTTATTATTCACTCTACGATACTTTTGATAATTTGTACACAACTATTTTCGAAATTATGCAAATTGTTTTTCGTAGGCATAACGCTCGGCAAGAGCATCATAGTTGCAGATGTCACGGAAGATCACCTTGAACTTCATCATTGCCAGAGACAGGTCAGCCAAAGATGTACGAACCGGACGACCATCAAGATAGTGTTCTACGACAATCCAAGGACGAACAACGTTGTCACCACAGGGACGATCAACGATCTCAACGACTTCACCGCGGATCGTACCAGCAGCAGATTCGTAACGAACACGATCACCGATCAAAACAGTCTTGGGAGCAGTCATTTTCAATTCCTTTATCACCATTTGGTATAACCATTCTACGATGGTTTTGATTAATTGTACACAGTTATTTTTAAATATTTTCGATACCAATCTTCATGCAGTGGTTGTAGAATTCCTCAAAGAGGTAACCACTTTCGGAAGCAACGATCAGCGAATCACCATCGCAGATCATGCATTCTTCCGGATCAGCATTCTCCATGATATACTCCATGTACTTGTCATGCAGATCGTCATGGATATCAAAGAGGGCATCAAATTCGTCGATGGTCATATTTGTTCCTTTCATCATCATAGGTACACCTTATATTGTTTTCAAAATAATGTACATCAAAAAGTGAAAAAAAATGCGACCGAAGCCGCATTTCCTTATTTTTTGTGGTAGGCTCGACAGAGAGCCGCTGCTTTCTCAAGGTACTCTCGAGGCTTGACAATAAAGACTTGTGGCATCGGTTCCTCATCCACTGCGATGATAATGACACACTGTTTGGCCATCAAGCCAGTCATCTCCCACAGCATATAGGCATAGAGTGATGTCTGAAGGAAATAGGATTCAATCCATTGCTTCATCTTATTCTTAGCCGATGACTTGTAGTCGATGATCGATAGTTTACGGTCATACAGTGCAATCAGGTCACAAGATCCTGCAATCTGTAATTCATCAGACTTCAGTGTTAGTTCACATCCGATGATATCATCGACGTGTTCATCTAGAACCTTCTTGACCTGGTCAAATAGGTATGCATTAAAGGGCATACTAACATCCACATCCTCTCCTCGAACGTAGTTCTCACACATAGTGTGGATGTTAGTACCCCTTGCAGCGGCAAGCCGACTAGTGAAGTCGGCTTGCTCGTCACCTACCCGTGCACGCCATTCGTCAAGTGCTGACTTGTCTAGCATTGCACCGAGTACGGTTGTAACCGATGGATAGTTGCCATTCGGTGTTATGTAGTGCCTGATGCCGTCAATCTCTTTACGATCAAAGAATTCGAATTCTTCATCAGGAACAAAGTTAAAGATCTTACGGTTGGAGACCGAGTTTTTGGCGAGCAATGATATATTCCTTCACTAGCTTCGAACGAACAATATCTTGTTCGAGGAAGTCAACATGTACAAAATCATTCAATCGGTCAAGGACTCTCATGAAGTCCTTTAACCCGTTACGTTCTTGTTCTTTTGTAAGATCTGATTGGCGGAAGTCACCACAGAACAATACTCTACAACCTTTACCAATACGTGTAATCACAGAGTCCAATTCATGGTAGGACATGTTATTCACTTCATCCACAATCACATAACAGTTATTCATGGTGATACCACGAACGAACGATGTCGAGATAAACTCAATTGCATTCTTCTGTTTAAGAACCTCATACGCATCAGACCGATCAAACAGTTCGGTACAGATGGCATAGTAAGGTGCCTCGTAGACCTTCATCTTCTCCTTCTGGTTGCCCGGAAGGAAGCCCATATCACGTGTTGGTACTACTGATCTTACAATGTAAATCTTTTTTTGTACACCAGTATTTTCCATCATTGCTTCAATTGACTTATAAAGGGCAATAAAAGTTTTACCGGTGCCAGCCATACCATGTAGCATTAGATGTTTTCCGTCATCAAATGCATCAAACGCAATACGTTGATTCTCTGTGAGAGGATTGATATGTTTAAGATTGAAGTTCTGACTTCTAAATGTCGGTCCTTCAATAACATCACCATTTTGTCTGGCGATTCTTTTTTCTCTCTTTGTTAGACGAGGCTGGCTATGTTCCACAAGTTATCCCTTGCTTTTATGTTTATTAACGACCTCACGCGTTTTAGATGCTCTGACACCCTTATCGCCGTGTGTCTGGGCTAATGGAGAGTGGGGATTCGCTTTGGCAATTCGATTCAATACATCACCAAACCCACTGTCCGTCTTTACTCGATCACCAGTACCACCGATGATCGAAATGGAATAGACCGGATTAATGTGAGGATTCTCGGCAAGAAATGCCTTGTATGACTCATACGACATGAAGTCATCCCACTGTTCTCCGGTCTCGGTATTCACGAACTCATATAACGGCATTAATACTCTTCTTCCGTTTCCATCATCCGTTGTAGTGTATCCCAGTTCTTGGATCGCAGCGCAGACCTAAGTCTTTTTTCCTTCAAGTGTGCTGCACGATCATCCTGGTCATACTGTTCATAGTCTTCGGCAAAATACTTATTATTGCGCTTAACTGACTTGCTCATGCCGGAATAAGTCCTGGGAATGCAAGGTTGATAGTGTCAACATCCAGATCGGTAACCTTTCTGTCCTTGACGGCGATCAAGAGTTGTGCATCCTTAGGGAACAACGACTCGAGCAGACCGATGAACAACATCTCACGCTTGACCTTACCAAGCTCAGGGTTGTTGCCCAACAGGTACATAGACAGAGTACGTGCTTCCTGATACAGACGGCCTTCCTGATCCAGATAGGCAGTAGGCTTGTACGGGGGAGCTCCTTCTGGTAGTTCCCAACGGACACCAGGATAGAATGCTAGTTCGAGAATATAGCGAAGGGTTTCGCTGTCGTGATCACGCAGATATTGTGCCTTTTCCACTTGGGTTTCCAGCTTACCTGCGTTCTCGATG